CTGCTTCTTGTATTCTTGGAACTAGCTCAGGTATTCATCCGCATCACGCTAAGAGATATATCCGGCGTGTACAGGCCAATAAGATGGAAGACATCTACCAACATTTTAAGAAGACGAATCCGCGAGCCTGTGAAGAGTCTGTGTGGTCTGCAAATGACAGCGACGATGTTGTATCGTTTTGTATAGAAGTTCCCGATGGGTCCAAACTCAAGAATCAAGTTGGGGCTACTGGCCTTCTGGATTATGTAAAAAGTACTCAACAAAATTGGGTAATGATAGGTAGAACCGATAGCCTTTGTGCACAACCTTATTTACAGCACAACGTGTCTAATACCATTAATGTTAAGCCAGAAGAATGGGATGTGGTAGAAAAGTTTATTTATAAGAATAGAAAGTATTTCTGTGGGGTTTCCCTTCTTCCCCTTAGCGGAGATAAGGACTATCCTCAAGCTCCCTTTACAACTGTGTATCTCCCTAGCGAGATGGTGTCTCATTATGGAGATGGCGCAATGTTTGTAAGTGGCCTTATTGAAGTGGCGCTTAATTTATGGGAAGACAACCTTTGGACCGCTTGCGATTCGCTGTTAGGCTTTGGACAGAAAGTAAAAGGCAACGGTAAGAAGACTTGGGCAGACAGATGTCAAAGGTTTGCCGATAAATATATGGATGGAGACATCAAGAAGCTAACCTACTGTATGAAAGATGTGTACAATTGGAAAGAGTGGGTTGATATTAAAAGATCTTATTCTGCTGTTGATTATACCGAGTGCATAGAGGAGCAAGATAATACTACCCCAGAGCAAGAACTAGCTTGCGCAGGAGGCGTTTGTGAAATTATTTAATTGGACAACAGGAGGAAACGAAATGGGAGGTAACCCGGAGATCGGATCAATACGAGTTAAAAAAGTAAACTCTAACGCTAAACTTCCGTCGAAAGCCCATGACACAGACGCTGGATTTGATCTTTATGCTGAAAAGTATAGTTCAATTCCAGTTGGCGAAACCAGATTGATTGGAACTGGAATAGCCATGGCTATTCCAAGGGGGCATGCTGGCCTTATATGGGACAGGTCTTCCATGGGAGTAAAGGGTTTGCACAGGTTTGCTGGCGTAATAGATTCTGACTATAGAGGCGAAATTAAAGTGTGTATACATAACGCCTCTCAAGAAAGTTATACTATAAGTGAAGGAGACAAGATAGCTCAGCTTATTATACAAGAGGTGCCATCTTTCTTCTTAAGAGAAGTGGATTCATTGGAGGACACTGAGCGTGGTGGCAAAGGTTTTGGTAGTTCCGGTATATAGAAAAAATACTTATGAAAAGAGGCCCGAAAAGAACCCTTAAACCAAAAACTCCTAATCAAGCTGAATACATTAGAACAATAGCAGAAAATGACATTACGTTTTGCGAAGGTCCAGCAGGGTCTGGCAAAACTAGCGTAGCTGTTGGGCTGGCTTGTCAATATTTAAAAGAAGGCAGGGTACATAAAATAATAATAACTAGACCTGTTGTTGAGTCTGGAAGAACAGGTCTGGGATTTTTGCCGGGAAGTTTCAAAGAAAAGATACACCCGTATCTGATACCTATTCTAGAAGAAATGAAATTATATCTGACACAAGCGCAGATAAAAAAGTTTCTTGATGACGACACGATAGAAGTTGTTCCTCTGGAGTACATGAGGGGTAGAAACTTTCACAACTGCTTTATGATCTTGGATGAAGCCCAAAATACAACGTATGAACAAATTAAAATGTTCATCACCCGCATAGGCAGAAAATCCAAGGCGGTCGTCAACGGAGATATAGACCAAAGCGACTTACCTCCAAATGCTAGAGGAGCACTGGAGCGATGTTTGGACAGGTTGGAAGACACAAACTTAGTGGGAATTGTAGAGTTAACAGAAGATGATATTGTTAGAAATAGAATTATATCTGCAATATTATCTAAGTTATAAGCCCTTGTAGCTCAACAGGACAGAGCAACGGTCTTCTAAACCGTAGGTTGCAGGTTCGAGTCCTGCCGAGGGTACGTGCATCCACGTCGATTGGACGGTATAACATAAAAGGAGGGATACAATGGCCGATTCACTTAAGACACTAATAGTGGACTGTGATGGTGTAATAGCGGATAAAAACCACGGTGGAGACTATAGCAAGGCTGGTCCTTTACAACACGGCATAGATCAAGTCAATAAGCTATATGACATGGGTTTTGTTATTACGTTATATACCGCTAGGTATGGAGACAGAGAGAAGGGAAACATCCATCGTCAATATGGACGCGGATATAGGGAGTGGACAGACTGGCTGGAGGACCACGGCGTTAAATATCATCACGCCTACATGGGCAAACCCGCTGGCGTCATCTATATAGACGACAAAGCCGCTAGGGTTCGTTCAGACGACGAATCTGGCTGGTCAGACGTTTGGGAAGAAGTGTCTAATCTAGAAGGTAAAGACAGATATGGCAATCCAATACAATCATGAAAACTTTCACGAGGCTGTTTAACAAATACGCCTACACAGCAGCATACGCCCAACTGTGGCTTTTTATTGGGGTTGCTTCTGCTGTTGATATATACACGTCTATAAAGACACAAGAATATTTGTTAGAGCTTGAGCTTAATCCAGTGGGCAGATGGCTCATACGAGAAGACGGTGGGGATATAGCCTTGTTTATGGGGGTGAAGACTGTTGGGACGACGCTTGCTCTTGGAATCCTTGTTATATTATATCACTGGAAAAAACTCTGGGCTTGGGCTTCCATTATTGGGGTGGCACTCATGCAAATCTTTGTTTTATGGAGTCTGCAACGATGAAGTTATTTGGCTTAGAGCTAGGATCTTTATCCGAAAAAATATTTTCACCTTTGAACAAAGAGTATAGCTTAACGACTGAAGATGGCAAACCATTTCGACTAATGAAACAAGAACAATATTACGAAATTATTACACTGTCTAAAAAAGCTCCTATGATAAGTGGCAATATCGTGGAGCATCTGTGCGAGCAACTAATAAATATAAGACTCCTGTCTTTACAACTAGTAGACTCACAAAAAAAGAACAATTCTAGAGCGACTAAGACTATCATTGAAGATCTGGAAAAGATTGTCTAATGCCAACATATGAATATAAGTGTTCCTCTTGTGGGCATGGTTTTGAAATAGTTCAATCGATGAAAGACAGAGCAAAAAGAAAATGCCCAAAGTGTGAGAAAAATAAACTGGCTCGTGTTTTTGGAACTCCGTTTATTTTTACGAAAGGAGAGCCTCAAACAATTGGACACTGGGCTGAAAGAAACACAGCACAGATGGGAAGATACGAACTGGGAGACAAAAAGGGAGCACAGGAGGAGGCCAAGAAGAAAGCCGCTGGAAGTACACCGAAGGGGGCTACAAAAAAAGAAATCAGAAAAATGACGCCCGAACAAAAAAAGAGATACATAGAAAAAGGAACTAAATAATGGCTGGAGATGCGCCATATAAAGCCATTGTAACAATGGATATAGCTATTCACGAAGTTCTCAAAACGGGAGAATGCGCCGGAGACAAAATGTCTTTGGAGGAAATGAGTAGATATGGAATTAAATCCGAAAAAGTTCCTGTGGTTGTTAAGGGTAATAATAAATACGAGTGCGTAAAAAATTTAATCAATAAAATCAAAGAATTTCACGACGGACAATAATCATGGTAGATTTTTTTCATAAAGAGCCTGAAGAAGCTAAACCTCCGGTGGAGGTAAAATCCATCCAGCTAGATTGTTCTAGTTGTGGCAAGGCCCTAGTTAAAGTAATGCGTGTCAAAGAAGCTCCAACCTCGGTTAATATACGAGCCAACTGTTGCTTTTGCGGAGACTCTAGTTTTGTAAAAGAGGTTTCGGGTTCATTCTATATGGTCCCCTTGGAAGGAGTCCAACTTAGCGAAGCGCCAAGCGCGGCCGATAATAAAAACTTTATCATTGAAACGAAAGAATTATCTAATGGCTAGACACGAAAATGAGAAGTTGGATTTTCAAGCCCCAAGTCCAGTTGTTACTGAGGTTACATATTTTACAGAAGGTGGAAATTCTGTAAAAAAAGACAGTAATAAAAGCTATGCTAAACTAGTAAATAAAACCAACGTAGGTACGGAAGACAACACCAAGTCGACTACGTACTATATTAAATTTGGACGCGGAAGAATATTTGACCCTTGGGGGACTTATGCCGATAGAACAAGAACCGGGGATTGGGACTGGAGAAAGGTTAGCTCTATAGTATTTGAACAGTATTGCAAATATCTCAAAACGAGGTCTACTAGACATTTAACTCAGGCAGAAAGGATGATAATAGATGGTAACCAAAAATAAAGGACCGCTGACCAAAGTAGAAAAGTTTTATATCGACAATAATCAGAATCAACCGGTTAAAGAACTGGCTACAGATCTGTCGAGAACAGAAAAAACTATTCAGAAATATCTTGATGCGCTCAGTCCTGACGACACCGAACATATTGCAAAATCTAAATCTGACACTCCAAGCGTTGGAGATATGATGATTAAAAATGAGAAATATGGCGTGTCTGTTATGACACAAGAAGCCTCCATGGCGGGAGAGACGCCATCGCAGCAAAAGAATAAGTTTGACCCAAACGTGGTGCATAAAATAAAGGACGATTGATGGTCTTTATATGTACAGAGCCAGATTTGTATACAGCTAGCTTATTTGAGAAGGGCACCGTTTGGGTGGCCACTTTGTCGGATGGTTTAATTGTATACCAAGACGACGAAAGAGAAGGGGTAGAGCCAGAAAGCGCTTGGGAGCGCTTGGGTATCCACTGTGAAAAAACCGGCGTTTATGTTGTGGATATGTATATACAGAACGGGACAAACAAAGTAGAGATTGGTAAGAATTACGACGGATATTATTTTTGCAAAGGCGCTGGGGGTTTCTTGTATGGTGGAGGACTAACTCATCATTCATATATTTGCGGAGTTTTGGAAAAAGATATTTTACTTATTTCCGCTTACAATGTTCCAGAATTAACAACGCAATTCACAGAGACTAGAGATCCAGACGAAAACACAATTTGCTTGATAGCCAGACAGGGTGTACTAAGTGACGAGAAAAAGAAGTGACAAAAGCAAATATAAATCCCCGTCCACTGGAGAATATTGCACGGCAGCACAGTACATAGCTGAAATAGTCTGCCAAAGACAGGCAGAGAAGGACAATGTTGGAACCCCTGCCTATAAATTTTGGAACACAGAAAAATGGAAAAAATCCTACACTCATCAAATCATTCTGGCCAACCGCCTTGTCAAAAAACATGACGAGAGAGCAATCATAAAGGCTCTGAACAGCGGCAGAGGGAAGTCTATATATTCTCTAAGATTCCCCGGACTAGAAGATCTAATCATAAAAGAAGAACAAGTTCTACAACGATCAGACGCACAAGGCTCTATTAGCGTAGAAGATATAGAAACAGATAGTAAGCCAAGAAAGCCCTTTGGAAGCAAGAGCACTATTTCCAAACTAAGAGACTTAGACCAATGAATGAATATTACGACAAGGTAGAAAAAGATATCGTTAAAAAGTATGGCGAGATTATGATTGATTCTAATCTTGTTATAGAAGAAGATATTTTCACCATCCCTGTCAGTCCTGCAATAGACATTGGGTTGAACGGAGGAATCCCAGAAGGTAGCTGGGTTATTCTGTCTGGCGCGCCAAAATGCGGGAAGACCACGACGGCTTTGCAAATAGCTGCGAACTGCCAAACCGAAGAAGCTGGCGGGAGGATGGTATACTATTTAAACGCCGAGGGCAGATTCAAAAAAATGAACCTAAGCGGTGTAGAGGGGTTAAATCCTGACAAGTTAAAACTAATACAGTCCACTCAGGGCAACATCTTAACAGCAGAAGACTTCTTGACTATCGCAACCAACATCATCAAGGACCATCCGGGCTGCGTAGTAATAATAGATTCCGCCTCTGCTTTGTCTCCAGAAAAAGAGATGCTCAACGAGATCAACGGTCAAACCAGAGCGGGTACTCCCAAACTATTATCTTCGTTTTGCAAACAAATGGGAACCGTTGTTCCTATTCAAAACACCATCATTATTATTATCCAACACTTAATCGCCAATACCAGTGGATATGGAAAAGCTTATATTGAAGATGGTGGACAGAAAATCAAATACCAGTCTGACATCAAGCTAAGAGCCAAGGGGGTCAAGAAATGGAATGTTGGAAACTCCGACGCTCCAATTGGACAGATAATTTCTTGGACCGTAGAGCATTCTGCCTTGGGTCCACCGGGAGCAGTAGTAGATAGCTATCTTAGATATGGCAAAGGTATTGATAGTGTTTGTGAGTGGATCAATTTAGGAGCAGATTTTGGGCTGATTTCTAAAGCTGGAGCTTGGTTTACGTGTAACTTTATGGAGAACCACGAAGAAGAAGCCAAGGCTATGGACTTTGATCCCACTACTAAATTTCAAGGACAGGAGAAGTTATATCAATTCCTGCAAAGAAATCCCGATCTGTTAAAATTACTAGAATCTGACATTAAAGCCATGCTATGAAAATAACTGGATTAGACGGCAAAACTTACACATGGAACCTTGCCAATCATGTTCCATACAAAGACGACAGTAGGCCACGCTCACAACATCATGTACGCGCAAAAGCCCTCTTGACTCGGGAGTTTCCCTACGATAGAATATTGGAGGAGGTTCCCCTGCCGGGGTGCGGCCTTTTCGCGGATTTCTATATCCCCAAGAGAACACTAATGATTGAGGTTCATGGATCTCAGCATTATGAGTTCAATTCGTTTTTCTTTAAGAGCAAGGCCGACTTTTATAAAGCTCAGGCGAGAGACAGACAAAAGGCTAATTGGGCTAGCATAAACAACATCACGTTCATAGAACTACCACACACAGAGAGTGACGATGAGTGGAGAACCAGAATCTTCGATGACAGCTAAAGACAAGCTATCTCGCTTTGAACAACTAATTGATGACTATTTAGCCAAGCGCGGAATACATAAGGTTGAATATAATGAAGAAGCCCTCAGAGTATTACAAATGAAAAGCTTTGAGCTTAAGGCTCTTACGAGTGCGGAGTGTGGAGAGCTAGCTTTTTCCCTAGCTCAATATTCTCTATATATGCAGCAACAAATAAATGAACAGACGGCCAGAATAAATTGGGCTAAAAACAACATTAAGAATATTATAGCACAAAACTCAGGACAGTTTGATCGTTATATGAAATACGAAGAGAAAGAGCACGCAGTTGTTATTAGTAATGAACACGCACTTAAGCTAAACGAAATACTATCTTATGCCCAAGCAGTGTCAGACAGATTGTCATATATGTCTGGTAGGATACAATCAATGAGCAACGCTCTTATAGAACTACAAAGAAGCAAACGGAGGGTAGATAATGCCACCTAAGTGGATGGACGCCATAAAGACATTTACAGACGGTGTGAAACAAGGAGTGCTAACAAACGATATTGAATTAATCAAAGACAGTCTTGAGGAATTTATGGGGGAAGAATTGGCGGGAATGAGCGTAAAGGAGATTGAGAAAGAGTCTGACGGCGAAAAAGAGGTAGGCGAGACGATAAAAAAAGATACGGATGATTTTACCATGCCGGTGTCAGACGATGTTGAAAACTCCAGACAGCGCCTCACAAAAGGAGAGCCTCTAAATTTGAAAAGTAGAAAAAACCAGTTTAATGATGATGGCACTATAGGAGTGGAAGAAGCTGGAGCAAGCCTGATTGATGACTCGGCAACAAAGCCCGTTGAGCGGTCGAGAAAACCATCCGAAGGGCTAATGAGCATCACCTGCCATCTGTGCGGTAAATCAGATATGATTCCGCCATCCCTCAAAAGAGAGCACTATAGATGCAGCGCTTGTTGCAAAGGTTAAAAAAAGTATGAATCAAATACTCAGTGACACTGCGGCGGAAAGGGCCGTGTTATCAGGAGTATGTCAATATGGCTCACAAGCGTTTGTAGATGTAGACGACGTAATAACAGCTAATACTTTTGTTCATGAGTCTAACCAAATAATCTACAAATGCCTTAGTAAGATTCTTGAAAGTAGCGATCAGGTTGACATATCGTCCATTCTTTCTAGCGCAACAGAACTGAACTTTCATGAGATTTTGAACTCTAAAAAAGAGCTTGAATATCTAAGATCTGTTTTTAATTTTCCGATACATCTTGAAAACGTGCGAAAGCACGCAGTCAAGATAAGAAAACTAGAATTTGCCAGAACCGTACAAAAAAATATAAAGCAAGCATATACTAGCCTGTCTGAAATTACTGGAGAAGAAACAGTAAATGAAATTATTTCGCTTGCTGAAAATCCCATCTTTGAGCTTTCTAACTCCATAAAACAGGGAGGGGATGATCGCCCAGCCGCCCTTGGAGACGACGTTGAGGATTACATTCAACATCTAGAAGATAACCCAGTGGATATACTGGGCATCAGCAGTGGATATCAACGATATGATACTGCTATAGGAGGAGGATTTAGAAGAAAGTGTGTCGACCTTATAGCCGCTAGGCCAAAGGTGGGAAAAAGCATGTTTGGAGATAATGTTGCCCTGCATGTCTCCAAAGAGCTTAATATACCAGTTCTTATGTTAGACACAGAAATGTCTAAAGAGGATCATGTCAATCGTATTATTTCAAATATAAGTAAAGTTCCCATAAATACAATATCCACGGGAAAATTTGCCAATAGCGCTATAGAAAAAGAAAAAATACACAAGGCCTCTGAAGCTTTAAAAGATGTGCCTTATGACTACATCAGCATCGCCGGAAAACCTTTTGAAGAAACCCTCTCCGTGATGAGAAGGTGGATTGCTCAAAAAGTAGGGTTTGATGAAAATGGAAGAACTAACGACTGCCTGATTGTGTATGATTATTTGAAGCTGATGACCTCGGATAATATGTCTTCTGGCCTACAAGAATTCCAAGTTCTTGGTTTTCAAATTACCTCTCTACACAACTTCTGTGTTCAATATGATTGTCCGTGTCTGTCGTTTGTGCAGCTAAACAGAGACGGCATAACTAAAGAATCGACTGATGTCGTTAGCGGCTCCGATAGGCTTATATGGCTGTGTACCAGCTTCTCCATTTTCAAAAATAAATCAGAAGAAGAAGTTGCAGAAGACGGAGAAGACAATGGAAATAAAAAATTAGTCCCATTGGTTTCTAGACACGGGGCGGGTTTGAGCGATGGAGATTATATAAATATGTCCATGAAAGGGGATGTGTCCAAGATAGATGAAGGTTGCACTAGAAACGAATTGAAAAAAGGCAATAAGAAGCAAGACCAAGGGTTTATTGTAGATGAAAACGACAACGAACAAATTCCATTCGCAACATAATACTGACAGAAGAAAAATAACGGCTATTTCAAATGGCTTGGTAGAACGTATAACCGACCTATTGTCGTATTTTGAGATAGAATACGAACAATTTGATAATAGAGTTACATTTGCCTGTCCTGTACACGGTGGGGACAACCCCACAGCCGTAAGTATATTCACGACCGGGGATTCGATTATTGGAAATTGGCAATGCTTTACTCACCATTGCGAAACTGAATACAAGCAAGACATACTAGGATTCTTGCAGGGTGTATTAAGTTCTACTACAGAAGAAGATGTAACCTTTGGTCAAACAATTAAATTCGCCTGTGACTTTCTACAGTCTTCTTTCGATAATCTTGAGAAGTATGAAGCCAATATTGTTACTTTTACAGAATTGGCAAATAAAGTTTTTGAGAAAAAAATAGAGTATAGAGAAGGTATAAGCAGAGAGGAAATAAGGAGTAGGATACAAATACCAGCGCCTTATTACATTAGTAGAGGTTTTTTATCTGAAACATTAGAAAAGTTTGACGTTGGGTTATGTACAACACCAAACAAGCCAATGTCCAACAGGATCGTTGTCCCTGTGTATGATAACAATCATCAACACATGATAGGATGTGTGGGCAGGGCTACAAGCCCTAATATTAATCCCAAGTGGTTAAATAGCAAGGGTTTCAATTCTGGCGCTTCTCTATATAATTATTGGCATGCTAAAGATCACATTCTGGAAAGCAGTACGGCTATTTTGGTTGAGGGACAAGGAGATGTGTGGAGATTGGACGAGGCTGGTATATATAATGTAGTGGGAATGTTTGGCTGCTCATTAGCAGAACAACAGCGACTTATTCTAGAGAGGTCTGGAGCCTTGAAGCTGGTCATTATGACCGATTCGGACGAGGCCGGTACGCACGCGAGAGAGAAAATCGCTAAGCAGTGTGAAAGAATGTACAATATTCAATTCGTTGATCTCCCACAAAAAGACGTAGGCGATATGAGTGTAGAAGAAATCAAGACTTACGTAAGGCCGCAGTTATAAAAAAGTAAATGGCTACGAAAATAAATCATACATGCAATGAGTATTACCTTAGAGACCAAACTCTAGAATGGTTGGGGTTTGACAGTTATAAACAGTACCTACGAAGCTCCTTGTGGAAAGATATAAGATCCCGGCTGATTAAAGATGAAGGTAACGAATGTGTTGCTTGTGGTGCAAAACCTTTAAAGAGCAAACAAGCCCACATACACCACTACCACTACGATGAATCAAACCTATCTGGAAAAAGCTTAGATGGCTTATTAGTCCTGTGTAAAAGCTGTCATGTCAGGATCGAATTTTTCGGAAAAGGGGTGAAAAGAACTTTAGCCCAAGCGAATGGTGTTCTTAGTTCTATAATAGCAGATCGAGCTACGGAAAAGAAGCACAAGAGAAGACCTCACAGAACCAGACAACAACAAGACGAAATAAAAGCACGCAACAAGAAAAAAAATAAACGGGAACGGAGAAAAAAAGGAAAGGGATACAACAATCCAAAAAAACTTGAGGAATATAAGAACAGTGAAAGAAGAGCGGCACAGGCCGCGCGTCACGAAGCTTTGAATGAAGAAATGCAACAGAAAATTGACTTGGAAGATTTTAAAGAAGAAACCCGAAAAAAGTAAAACATATGTCTAGGCTTGACATGGGGCTACAATTCACGGCTAGAACTGCCGCGCTAGTGTTTATGTGGGCGGCATTGATTTCAGCTATCATAGAGGGCTTTAAACCAGCGTTTTTAACCGAGCTTCTGCTATGGGTGTCTCTCAATTGCTTTATCTGGTACGACATCCGAAAAGGAAGATAAAATGTCTCAAAAAATCCTAGCCATCAGCGGTCATAAAAGAGCCGGTAAAACCACATGTATAAACTTCCTGCATGGCTATGAGTTGCAGAGAAATCAAGTAATTGAAAAGTTTCTCTTAGATGACAGAGGCCAGTTGTCTGTAAACGCTACGTTTATGGATGAGAAGGGCGAAGAAATTCAACAGATGGGAGTACTAGATCTCAACAATAGAGAACCCAGATTTGTTCAATACTGCTCTATGAATGTGTGGCCTTTTGTTAAAGCCTATAACTTTGCTGATTCTCTAAAGTCTATAGCCATTAATTTTTTCGGACTAAAATACGAACAATGCTATGGGTCTGAAAAACAAAAGAATACTCCATCTCCGATTAAAGATTTTACAGCCAGAGAGTTTCTTCAATACTTTGGTACTGATGTTTGCAGATCGCTCAAAGAAGACGTATGGGTGGATTTTTGCATCAATCAAATTCAATCAGAACAGAGCGCTCTGGCTCTTGTGGGAGACTGTAGGTTTCCAGACGAGGTAGAAGCGATACAAGAGGCTGGCGGCAAAGTAATTCGCCTTACCAGAGCGCCCCATGACGATTCTCACGCTAGTGAAATTGCTCTCGATACTTACGAGGGGTTTGACGCCGTAATCGATAACCAAGACATGGCCATTGAAGAACAGTCAAAGGAGCTACTAAACATTCTCGCAGGATGGGGATGGCTAGAGCCTGTATGAAAGTTAAGCTTATTTCCATTACTCCTGACGCAGAAGAAACCATTGGTTACTGCGCCAGAGTGAGCAACCCTAAAAATCAAGACAACCCAGAGGTGTCTGGTTTACTTAAGTTCTGTATCAAACATGGACACTGGTCTATTTTTGAAATGGCAAACATGGTTGTTGAAATCAACACAACTAGAGGAATAGCTGCTCAAATCCTCAGACATCGCAGCTTCTCTTTTCAGGAATTCAGTCAAAGATACGCAAAGGCGCAGGGGTTTGAATATGTCAAGCCAAGAAGACAAGACACCAAGAACAGGCAAAACTCTTTTGACGATCTGTCTGAAAATACCAAGACTTGGTTTGAATACACACATCAAAGAATACAAGATGCAACACACGACTTGTACGAAGAAGCATTAGAGAGAGGGATAGCCAAAGAAAGCGCTAGATTTTTATTGCCGTTGAGCACCAAGACTCGCATGTATATGAATGGAACAGTTAGAAGCTGGATTCATTATATAAAACTGCGAACAGACCTATCAACTCAGAAAGAGCATCAGGACATTGCAAATGAAATCAAGGGCCTCTTTAGGGAAGAATTCCCAATCATATCAGAAGCCTTGGAGTGGAATAAATGCTCGTAGCTTATATACGAAGTTCGTCATATAATAGTTATGATTACTGTCAGCAGCAGTATTACATAAATTATGTCTTGGGTTTCCCCTCAACGTCAGGTAAAAAAGCCCAGCAGGGAACCATCGTCCATAAGGTGATGGAGTGTCTGGCGTCGTGCAAAAAAAGGCTCCAGAGCCTTCCAGAGTCTGGGCTTATGAGCGTCACAGACGACGCACTTGGAAGGATTACATTCACTAGTAGCAAACTATACTCAGAAGAGTTTGTTAACAAAATAGTAGATAAAAGTCTCGAACACTACACCTCCAACTGCGTCCATGAATATACAGACAAAGAAAAAAACGAATGCCGCAAATGGACGTGGCTGGGTCTGCATTATAATGATGGTCAGTTTGACCCCAGAAACAGAAAGATTGTAGACACTGAGCCTCACTTCGACATAGAGATAGATGAGCCTTGGGCAGAGTACGACTACACTCTTGATGACGGCACAAAGTTAAAGGGTAAGCTGGCCATAAAAGGAACTATAGATTTAGTTACAGAAGCCGAAGACGGAGTTATAGAAGTTGTAGATTGGAAGACTGGTAGAAGAATTAATTGGGCCACAGGCGAAGAAAAGGACTATAATAAATTAGAGAGTGACCCGCAATTGCTTCTCTATTACTACGCCATATCCAAGCTGTATCCTGATTACGATCAGGCGATAATGACCATTTTCTATGTAAAAGATGGAGGACCATTTTCTCTGTGCTTTGATGATGGGTCTAAAGAATTATTTCTTAAGATGCTCAGAAAAAGATTTAACGAAATCAAGAACAATAAAAGCCCTAAATTATTGTCACAGAGCCAGTCGCATTGGAAGTGCACTAAGCTTTGCGATTATTATAAGAATAACTGGGAAGGTACAGATACCAACATCTGTAGATATGTGCAAGATCATATCAAAAAGAATGGTATTGAAAGGACAAGCGCAGAGTGTACCAAACCAGACTTCAATATAGGGTATTATGATGCTCCCGGTTAAATACTTTACAAACGACGAAGTAGCGCAGATACTATCAGTTCCAGAATGCATAGAAGTTGTTGAAGACTTATTTATAAACATTGAAAACACACAGATGCCGCCAAAAGTGTATATGGACATACCTAATGGCGATTTCAGATCTATGCCAGCGGTTGTAGGAGATACGGCGGGGATTAAATGGTGTGGAGTACACCTAGACGAAACAGGAACAAAGCGCAAAATTAACATATTCGCTAAGGTTCTTATAAACGATGTGGCTTCTGGAAAAC